CGTTATTGGCGTATTCGCCATGAATCTTCTTGCGGTAATCACAAACAACTTTTTCCGCCTCACGAATATCAACATAAAGACCAAGGTAATTGTTAACGCCGTTAACCATTATTACTGCTTTCCACTTGCAGGATTTAGCAAACCAGCTAACGCCCTTAATGCCTGAAGTATTGTTTGCTGCAAGAGATCTATTCTGAGAGTTCTCGCTTGATGTCACTTCCCTTAAATTTTCTATTCTATTGTCTATCCTGTCACCGTTTATGTGGTCAATCATAAAAGGCATTTTTTTATAATGTAACAACCAAATTAAACGATGAATAAAATAGATTTTTTGATGAATAGTTGTTTGAAGATAACCTCTACCATTAACAGAACCTGCTGCACTCCCTTTTATACCCCTACCTGCATTAACTTTCCTAATTAGCTTTCCGTCTTTGTAATCGAACAAGCTTTTTGCCTTAACGTAAATTTCTTTATCTGTCATTGCGATCTCCTAAACTCGGCAAGCCTCGCCAAGTGTTTAATTAAATAAGTTTTTATGTGTATGTTTTCTTAACGGTTACACAAAAGAACATTTATTTAAGATGATTTAACCCTTTTACAAGCAAAAGCTAGTAAATTTAAGATCAAAGGGCTAAAGCAGCTTTGCGGTTAAACAATTGTCTCTATCGTGTATCCAAACTATTCACAGCTAAAAACCGATTTAACTGTGAGGCTCTGTGCGGAGGGTCAACCGCGAATCTGACGTTTAATTTAAGGAACCGCCAGCCTAAAGCCGAAACAATGTTTTGCATGCAAAGAAAGGAGTTGGTGTGGACGCTACGGGAGTCTGTAGCTATACTTGCCTTTCTTCTTCTTCGCACAAGAAGTATACGCTCCATCAGTGAGCAATGTAAAGCCCCCGTAAAAGGGGGTTTTTATTCTAACTCTCTCTGGTTTCTAGCTTAATAAACTCACTTGGCTCAATTTTAAATATCTCACACAGTCTTAACATGGTGTGATACTTCATATCGGGCATCATTCGCAGTCTAGATGCGACCTGCGGCGATGTCATAAGCTTTTCAGCCAGCCTAGCAGTATTAACATCGTACTTAACTTGAGCTATTTTTAGGCATCTGCCTAGATTTGGTTTTGTCATCTTACTTTCCTATGGTAATCTAATGGAGCAAGGTACTCCCCTGCTTTGCACTCTCCTAGTTTCCCCCCTCGAAAGGGGGGGGTTTTAGCTTTAGAACGGCAGATCATCACTCACTTCAAAGCCAGCAGTAGATGCAGCTTGAGCAGGTTGTTGAGCTTGAGGCTGACCACCGTCAGTATAGAAAACCTTACAGTTCCCTAATATTGCAGTTTTAGCTGCACCTGCATCACGCTCTTCTTTGCTTAGTTCTTGCGCAATGAAGCCATGCTTGCCAAATTTATCTTCTTCAGAAGTATTGATAAAAGTAGTTAAGTCTAAAAACAACTTCTTTTCTCCCGTGTTTTCGTTAACCCACTCACGCAGTCGTGATTTGTCAATTTTTAACAGGTCAATATTAATTCCGATACCTAATTTCATTTGTACTTCTCCACTTGGTTTTTAATTTCAATTACGGCGGCTTCAACTTCAACTGCCAACTTTGCTATAAACGTATCGTCACGCGGAACCCGCACTAGGACATGCTTCATTTTAGGGTGATAGGCAAATGCGTCCCACCAATCCCTCTTAGTAACCCACATACAGCCCTGTATCTGCTGGTAGTAAGCTTTAACTAACTCTTCATCGTTTTGATAATACTTCATCATAGTAGTGGCTGCTGGGCATTTAATTTCGATGCCCCCATCAGATCCTAACAAGCCGTCAGGTGAGCATCCGAACTCTTGGCTATCATCAAGAACAAAGCCAACCTCTAAAACAATGCTGTCAGTAATAAACTCATAAGCTTCTCTGGCTTCAGGTTCAAGCTCAGTGCCTCTAGCCATATGATCATTGGTGTAAAACGCCTCAGACTCGCCAGAAAGACGCTCTCCTGCCAATTTGTTTATGTATCCAGCCGATTGAGTCGATGGCTTGCCTTTAACGGTAATAAGCTTGGAAAACATGCTTGCTGATGGTCGGCCCAAACGTGAAGCCAACCATTCATCACTTCCCTGCTCATCATTTAAGATGATCATTTCATTTTGCTCTGCAAAGCAGCCATTGCGCGATCATAATATTGAACCTGCATTTGATCTACGGTAGAGCATTTAAACGCTTTACAGAACTTTTCAACGTCACTGTTAGTTACTTGCAGCATTTCTTTAACCGTTTCTGCCTGTTGCTCGCTAATCTTGCGGGTGATGTCCTCACCACGCATCATTGCAGCTTCTGCATCGTCATCTGCGGTCGGAATTCCTGCCATTGATTGCAAAGCATAGCGTCTTGCATAGGTAATAGCGGAGCCAGCAGCTTGAGGGTCACGCTTAGTCATTGGTAAAACGTATTCTTGCTGTAACCACTGACCAGAAGTATGCATAAGCATGGTAACAACCCCTACACATGACTCATCACTGATCGGAAACTGTGTATAACTTAGCCCATTGTCCGAAAAAGGCTGCTTAATAGCCTTAATAATCGAGGTAAGGTCGGCATAGTTGGATTTAAAGAAAGGATTAGCTGAATCTTTGACAGCTCCCCCCATTTGCGCTTGAGCTTTGCATAATGCAGAAGCTAATTCATTAATTTCAATGCTTGAATTCATCGTATTTCCCCTAGTAATTGCTCCATTTCATATCGGGCAGCATAGCCCCTATCGTAGTCGTTACCTTTTCCATCTTCATGCGCTACACCATCAAGGCAGTCCTTCTCGCCTTTTAGGAACATTCCCGCATCTAGCTTTGGAATGTTTGCGACATGTTTATCAAACGCTTTTTGTACGTTCATTACACTTGCTCCACTGTATTGTAGCCGTAACCGTTATTTAGAAGGTTTTCCTCTAAAACGCCAATTGCGGATGCTTGCATATGACTTTTAATAAACTGACTTACAGTTTCATTAGTTCCTAAATCTTTGATGTAGTCTTTGATCATGTTTGCATCAACTTCTACAGCAAAAGAGATCCTAACTTTTTGCATTTTTGTTACATAAGACTTTGCTTCTTTCATTAGTAAACCCTTTGTTTTTTTGAATGTATGCACATTAAGCACTATTTTTAATAAATTAACAACTTAATTTTGGCAACCAGTACACTTATTTTAGATGACGCAACCCCTACACTTGTAGAATGACGCAACCCGTACACTTGATGCTAACCCGTACACTTGGCGGCAAAACCCGTACACCTGCGAAATTACGCAACCCGTACACCTGATGACGCAACCCGTACACTTGGCCAAAATCGGCCAAAATGTCGAAATTTCCCAGAAAATGGCCAAAAATTGGGCCAAAGTGGGGTTTCTGCCCAAAAATAGCCCAAAAATCGGGGCAAAGTGGAGTTTTTACCCATTTGGGCAATTTACTTTTGGGCGCATTTGGGCCAAATCTCATTTTTGTAAATAAGAATCATTCGCATTTGGCGCTAAAAATTGAAGTCATAAAACCGGCGCGGATTTTCGGATAATTGGAACCTCTGGCCGGTTGCCGATTTCCAACCGTTCGCCCCTAGTCGGATGCGGAATATTGGCGCGCTGGGATCGCTTGTTATAGTCCATTTTTGCCGGTTCTGGTCGGCACAATGCCCAAAAAATCCACCAGCCTTGAAGCCTAGATCAATTGACAGATCCCTTTCGGATTGCATCGCGCGGACTTCTAAGCACTTAGGGCTAACGGTGCGCGTTATTTCGTGGGGGTGTATATCTGTATAGCCATGCAGATTTGCGTATCTCATTCGATAAATACCTTTTATTGGGTTCACGCAAAAAGCCCCAATTAAGGGGCGCGCGCGGTTTTGCATGGGGTTTATTTTAGGCGGTGACGGCCTTTGTTGTGTTGCTTTTCAATATTGGCCAGCGCAATAGCCAAAAGCCTATCGTTCTCTTTTGCGGCGATTAGGTCGCGCTCTATTTCGCGCTCGGTCATTGGGGCATAATCTTCTGGTATGTCTCTGTAGCTATCTTCAGGCTCGCATATGCGGTCTAAAAAGCGCGTTATTGGGCGGTACTCTTCCGGCGGATCGGTACGGTTTGG